AAAGCAAAGAACTCTATCTCTTATGCCAAATGGTGTGAGAGACATGGGTTTCTCTACTGCGATAAATTTATTCCTAACGAATGGTATGCCTAGCTATCCTTTACCACCTAACCCAGACATAGGTTGTGTAGTATTTGATGACCACAGAAATATGTGGATAGTATTCAATGGCAAAGAATGGGTTGACGTAAACCTTAAAGAACACAAGTGCAATCTTAATGAAGAGCCAATACAAGAATAAGAAAGTTTGTCCTGAATGTGGCAAGAAGAACTGTGCAGTCTTTGATGATGGCCATGAACATTGCTTCACTATGGACTGCGAATACACCTACTACCCAAATCAAAACAAGGAAAAGAAAGTGACAAATGTTATTCCACTAAAGAAAACAAATCCAAAACTATTGAAGGTAACACCTATAGCTTTAGCTAAACGTGGAATCACTAAGGAGACTTGCGAACTATTTGGATATGGGCAAGCAGAATATAGAGGACAACCTGTTCAAGTTGCTACTTATAAAGATCAGAAAGGTAGAGATGTTGCACAACATATACGCTTTCAAGATAAGAAGTTTGTTTGGATAGGAGATATATCTAACGTACAACTATGGGGTCAACATCTTTGGAGACAGCATGGTAGTAACGGATCTATATTTGTTAGCTGCTTTGAAGGTGAGATTGATTGCATGAGTGGATCTCAAATACAAGGCAACAAGTTTCCCTGTGTATCAATACCATCAGGAGTACAGTCAGCAGCTAAGTATTTAGCAGCCAACTACAAATGGTTAGATACTTATTGTCGTATAGTTCTTTGCTTTGATAATGATGATGCAGGGAATAAAGCAGCAGAGAAGTGTATGGAAATTTTACCCAAAGGTAAGGTTGCAATAGCAAGACTAGATCGTAATGATGTTAACGATCACCTTGTATTAAATGAAGAAGACTTAGTAAGAGATAGGTTATGGAAAGCTAGACCAGTAAGACCTGATTCCCTTATCAATGCTGCGGATGCTTGGGATCTCTTTACTAAAGAAACAAGTAAAGCTGTAACAGATTTTCCTTTCCCTAAACTAAATGAATTTACCAAGGGATTATTTCCTAGTCAGCTATTCACAGTAGCTAGTGCTAGTGGTGCTGGTAAGTCCACAATCTGTAGAGAATTTTGCTATCACTTCCTCAAGAAAGGATTGAAGGTAGGTTATATAGGACTAGAAGAATCAGTACAAAGAACACTTCAAGGTTTAGTAGGTATTGACTTGAATGTACCTTTGCATTTAAATGAAGATGGCATAGATGAAATTAGTCTGAAGACTGCATTTGACAAACTAACGTCAAGTCGCAGTCTTTTTTTATACAATCATTTCGGAAGTCTTGAACCTGATGTACTGCTAGAACAGATCAGATACTTAGCTACAGTTGATGGAGTGCAGGTAGTAATCCTTGATCACATTAGTATAGTTTTATCTGGTCTTGAGTTAGACAATGAGCGTAAAGCAATAGATGTAATAATGACTAAGCTAAGAAGTTTATGTGAAGCTACTGGTATAGCTCTTGTATTAGTCAGCCATCTACGTAGACCACAAGGACAATCACATGAGTCAGGCAGGGAGGTTGATACTTCAGACTTGAGAGGATCTCATTCACTACTTCAATTAAGTGATGTTGTACTCTCGGCTTCCAGAAACCAGACAGGGGATGCTAGTGAGAGACAGCGATTACAGCTAAAGGTACTCAAGTCTAGACATACAGGGATGACAGGTGAAGTAGATAAATTATTATACGACCAAAAAACAGGTCGGTTAATTGTATATGAAAATTCTTTTGGTGACTTATGACTTTATTAATTGATGCTGATTGGCTAGTCTATTCTTCTTGCTGTGCTTGCGAAGAAGATACAAGATGGAATGAGTGGGAGCATACTCTTCACTCTAATGAGAAAGATATATTAAATCTAATTGAAAGTAGGTTAGATGTTTACAGAGGTATAGCCGAAGATAAGCATGACATAGTTATGTGCTTTACTTCTTACCCTACATTTCGACATGAGATATTCCCTGAATACAAAATGAATAGGATAGGTAAACGAAAACCACTAGCACTTAGAGATGTAATAAATAAAATTAAACAGACTTATGAATGTGCTGCCTACGAAAACTTAGAAGGTGATGACGTACTAGGATTACTAGCCACGAACGGTCAGTATAAAAATCCAATCATAGTCTCAGTAGATAAAGACATGAAGACTATACCTTGTAAGCTGATAGCTTCTGATGAGATCCTACATATAACAGAGAAGAAAGCTAACAGACATTGGTTTGAGATGTCACTAGCTGGCGATTCAGGAGATGGTATTGCAGGTCTTAAAGGTATGGGTATGGTTACTGCTTCCAAAACATTAGCTGATACACCTGATACTACAGATGCACTATGGTCTAAGGTTCAGGAGACATACACAAAGAAGGGCTACACTATCGCTGATGCTATTCTCAATGCAAGATTGACAAGGATATTAAGAGATGGAGATTATAACTTTCAGACAGGTGAAGTAAAACTTTGGCAGCCATAAAGAAAACCCTAAGACGAGCCACAGTCTCAGGGTTCCTTGTTGCTTTACCAATGGGAAACCACCCCCATTAGTTTTAAGATAGCATAGAAATCTACACAAAGGTATTTATATTCTCTATTTATGAACTACTATAAAAGTAGTTTCATTTATAGTTTTGCTACCACCTATTACTGATGAGCTAATAGAAGCATTAGATGTTGCATATCCTAATCGTCATCCCGACTTGTCTTTATCTGATAGAGAGATATGGTATAGGTCAGGACAACGATCTGTTGTTGATTATTTTATTGAGCAACAGAAGCGACAACGTGAGACTATGTTAAACCAAAAAGTTTTGAGTAATTAGTTATGTGTTTCTTTGGTGGTGCTACTGCTGCTCCTGCTCCTAAGAAGGCAGAGTTTGATGACGCTCCTCCTGTTGTCACAGGGAAACAAACAGGTGTTGATGATCCTAAAGATACAGCGAAGGCAACAGAAAAATTAAAGATGAGTAGAAAAAAAGAAGAAGGAACTTATGTTGACCCGACTGTTAATACAAATTTAGATAGAACTGAATCACTATTAAAAACTGGCGGTGGTCGAGGTGGAGTAGTAGCACGAAATAAACGTAGTGCTAAACTTAGAGGAAAAACAAAAACATCCTACAATAGGTCAGGAACCAGAGTTTAATTATGTGTTTTAGAAGTCCTCCCCCACCACCTCCATTACCTGATCCAGAACCAGTAGCACCTAAAGCTGAGAAGACTGCTGAACAAATTGTAACTGGACAACAAAGAGAAGTAGCTAAGAAAGGTGGTAAGAAAGCTGGCAGAACTAAGAGAAGGGAAGCTGGCAGAACTGGTACTGCATCTTTAAGAATCCCTTTGTTATCTGATACCACTTCACAATCAAATAATCTAAGTACACCTTTATAGTATGGAGTATTCCTCGAAGCAAGTTACAGCAGCAGGACTGTATGAACAGTATGCTTCTGAAAGATCTACTTATCTAAGAGAAGGCCAAGAGTCTAGCAAGTACACCTTGCCATACCTTATACCTGAGACTGCTGTTAGTAGTGGAAGAAGAACTAGGATCAAAACACCTTATCAAGGTATAGGTGCAGCAGGTACAAACAGTCTTGCTTCAAAACTTTTGACAGGACTTTTCCCTACTAACATACCTTTCTTTAAACTTGTACTAGATCAAATTAAACTATCTCAAGAAGAAGGTGGTAAAGAAGCTATAACAGAAATAGATAAAGCTTTACGTAAAGTAGAAAATGCTTTGATGAGAGAGATAGAAGTATCTAACGATAGAGTTGCTATGTTTGAAGCACTAAAACATTTAGTAGTTGGTGGGAATGTTTTACTGTATCTAACAGATGAAGGGTTACAAGTTTACCCATTAGAAAAATATGTTTGTAAGCGTGACCCTAATGGTAATACGTTAGAAATTATTATTAAAGAAACTATAAATGCTAAAGCTTTACCTGAGTCTTTCTTAAAAAATCTACAACAGAAAGCAGAATACACAGAAGATACAATGGAAGAAGATCTAGATATCTATACACACGTTAAAAGAGATGGAGATTATTTTAATTACCATCAAGAATGTAAGAATGAATTGATACCTAACACAGAAGGTAGAGCTAAAAAAGATGTATCGCCTTTTTTAAATCTCAGGTTTACCCGAATTTCAGGAGAACATTACGGAAGGGGATATGTTGAAGAGTACCGAGGAGACTTGGTTTCTTTAGAAGGATTGATGAAAGCAATAATTGAAAATGCTGCTGCGTCTGCACGTACAGTTTTTCTCGTAAATCCCAATGGCACAACACGAGCAGCTACTTTAGCAAAGGCTCCTAATGGAGCGATCAGAGAAGGAAATGCACAAGATGTTTCTGTCTTACAAGTAGGTAAGGGAGCAGACTTGCAAGTTAGTTTTACTGCTATTCAAAGAATAGAACAGAGATTACAATATGCTTTCCTTATGGCTAAAGCAGTACAACGTGACGCAGAAAGAGTAACAAGTACAGAGTTAAAAATTCTTACACAAGAACTAGAGTCAACACTTGGGGGAATCTACTCTATCCTGAGTTCTGAGTTACAGCTACCTTATTTAAGAAGACGTATGCACCTGTTAGTTAAGTCAGGTAAAGTACCAAAACTACCTGATGATATAGTAGGTATCTCAATAATTACAGGTCTTCAAGGTCTCGGAAGAGGACAGGATAAAGAGAAGCTACTTGAATTTATTACAGTCATAGCACAGGCTTTAGGTGCTGATGTGATGAGACAGTACGTTAATCTTGACGAAGCTATTAAGAGGTTAGCTACCAGTATTGGCATAGAAACTGAAACTTTGATAAAATCAGGAGAACAGATTGCTGCCGAACAACAACAAGCACAACAACAAGAACTTGTTAGAAGTCTTGGTAGTGCTGCTGTAGGCTCACCTTTACTTGATCCCAAGAAACAAGCTGAAGCAGGTCTGATTTCACAACAAATGGATGCCAATGCCAGCCCGCAACAAGAACAGTCAGTCTAAAAAAACTGTAAAAACTGTAAAAACTGAAAAGCCTAATGACAATAATGGAGATTATGTCGCTCCTGAAACTGCTGTAGTAAGTAGATTAGGTGGAAACAAAGAAGCAGTAATTCCAAAAGGAACAAAGGATGTTACTACTAGACATGGCAGCACAATTCACTATAGTTAAAAGAAAAAACCACAATGACTTCATCACAAGTACAAGTAAACGAAACCCCACCAATGTCTGCACAGGATATAGAAGGCCTGAAAGATGACAATGGTTTAATTGCAGGAAAGTTTAAAACTGTAGAAGATATGGTTAATAGTTATAAAGAACTCGAAGGTAAGCTAGGTGGTATTGAAGATAGTAAGCCTGAAGAATCTACAGAAGAGACACCTAAAGCTGAAACAGAAGAGACACAAGAAGAATGGAATCCTAAAGAAATTTATGGAGAAGGATTAGCTTCAGTATTAGAAGAAGTTGGTATAGATACAAAAGAAATTACAGACACATTTACAGACACAGGTAAGATCACAGAAGATCACTATTCAAAGTTAGAAGAAGCAGGATTTTCTAAGCAAGTAATTGATACTTATTTAGATGGTATTAAAGGTAGTGCTAGTTCTACTGAAGATATAAAACAATCACAGTTAGAAGATATACAGTCAGTTGTAGGTGGAGAACAAGGCTATGAAGAACTTAAGAACTGGACACAAAACAACTTACCTGCTGAAACTTTACAATCATTCGATAAGATTTTAGATACACAAGATCCTGCTATAATTAAAATTGCAGTTCAAGGTTTTGCAGCACAGATGAGAGAAGCCGAAGGATATGAACCATCTTTAATTAATGGTAGAAGTCCAACTTCTGCAACTAATACATTCAAAACAGCAGCAGAAATACAAACTGCTATGAGTGACCCAAGATATAATAGGGATGAAGCTTATACACAATCTGTATATAATAGATTAAAGGACAGTACTGTATTAAACAATGGCTAAAAAAGGACTTTACTACAACATCAACAAACGAAAGAAGTCTGGTACTAGCAGATCAAAAAAGGATAGTACTATAAGTGATAAGGCATATAAGAATATGCAAGCAGGGTTTCCTAAGAATAAAAAGAAATTAAAAATGAGCAAATAATTTAAGTTAATGTTATATTTTTATTAAGCTACTATTTGCTGTAGTTCATGTCTTCTCGCAGAAAAACTTTATCTCTCAGAAAGTCTGACAAGAATCCAACAGGAGGATTATCAGAAAGTGGAAGACGAAGGATTAATGCTGCTACAGGTTCTAAGTTGCAACGACCTGTCACTAAAACAAGTGGACTTTCTAAACGTGAAAAAGGTAGGAAAAAATCTTTTTGTGCGAGGATGAAAGGTAACAAAGGAGCCATGAAGAAACCAAATGGTAAGCCAACTAGGAAGGCTCTTGCTCTACGCAAGTGGAATTGCTAGGCTCTCATAATACAAATCTACATATTAAAGTGCCTGACAACCATGTTGCAGATAACGCTTTAAAACAAGGTAAGTAGGACAGAGTAAGTACAAACAAATTATTTACATTATTAGCATTAATTATGGCTAACCAAACCTCTTCTCGTTTGGGTCTTGTAAACAATAGTGGTACAAACTTTAACGAACTTTTCCTTAAAATTTTTAGTGGCGAAGTTCTTACAGCGTTTGCTCAAAACAACATTTTTACTGAGCAACTCCACTCTGTTCGCACGATCACAAGCGGAAAATCAGCCAGTTTTCCAGTTTTAGGAACTGCAACTGCGGCTTATCATACGATTGGCACACCTCTCGTAGGAGCAAACCAAATCTTAGCTAATGAAAAGATCATCAACATAGATGATATGCTCATAGCTCAAGCAGTAATCGCCAAGCTCGATGAATTAAAAAATCATTATGACGTAAGAGCGACCTATAGTGCGGAATTAGGAAAGGCTTTAGCAAAAACGTATGATCAAAACGTAGCGAAGGTAATCGCTAATGCGAGTCGTGCATCTACTACTCTTACAGGTGGAGATGGCGGTCTTGTATTAACACTTGCTAATGGTAATACTGCTACAGCAAACGTAACAGGTGATGAACTTGTTGCTGCTATCTATGATATAGCTCAAGAGTTTGACTCTAGAGATATTCCAACTACTGATAGATTCTGTGTGTTACCACCTGCGGAATACTACAAGATTCCTGAATCTGCTACCAGAGTAATGAATACAGATTTCAACCCACAAGGTAATGGATCTGTAGCTGCTGGTAATGTTACACAAGTTGCTGGTATTCCTGTAATGATGTCTAACAACGTACCTCAATCAAACGTGGGATCTAACCCAAGTGGAGCTAACAACACTTACTCAGGTGACGATAGCAAAACTATTGGATTGGTCTTCCACAAATCAGCAGTCGGAACTGTAAAACTACAGGACATGACAACTGAGATCTCAGGTGCAGACTACGGTATGATGTATCAATCAACATTACTTTTAGCGAAGTATGCTCTTGGTCATGGAATCCTAAGACCAGAATGTGCAGCAACAATTAAATTGTCTGCTTCATAATCTACCTAAATGGTTAAAATGGGGTATTCTATTATTAGATACCCCTTTTTTTTATGTCACCGATGGGCAAAGGCACTTACGGAAGCAAAGTAGGAAGACCTAAAAAATCAGATAAGAAAAAATCTAGTAAGGCTAGTAAGCTTATGGCTTTAAAACTATCAAAAAAAAAGTAAAGAACAATGGCTGTAGCTGCAACCACCGAACTTGAATGTATTAATATAATGCTCGCTGCTATAGGCGAAGCACCTATTAACACGTTGACAGGTACGTTACCAGTTGACGCTAAGATTGCACAAAGAACTTTAACTGAAGTAAATAAAGAAGTACAAACAGAAGGCTGGTCTTTTAATCAAGAATTTAATGTTGTATTTACTAGAGATGGAAGTAATCAAGTAGCAATAGCAACTGACATTTTAAAAATAGATACCAATATATATGACCACTCAACTCTTGATGTAATACAAAGAGGTTTAAAATTATACGACAGGAAAAATAATACTTATGTGTTTGATGAAGACTTAACTTGTCATGTTACCTACTTTAGAAATTTTGATGAGATCCCTGAACCTGCAAGAAGATATATAAATATAAAAGCTGCAAGAATATTTGTTGATAGAACTGTAGGAGATGATGGACTAAGAACTTATACAGCACAAGATGAAGCTAGAGCAAGATCAATTCTAATGGACACAGACTTATCAAATGCAGATCATAATGTATTAACAGGCGATCCAAATTTAAATAATCCTATTAATACGTTTACTCCTGCTGATGTTCTTAACAGATAACTATGGGAATTGTATCAAGAGCTATACCTACTTTATTGAGAGGTGTATCTCAGTCTTCTGATTCATCTAAACAATCAGACCATGCTGATATTCAAGACAATGCTGACAGTAATCCAGTAGTAGGTCTAGTTAAAAGATCTGGTATTCAATTTATTACAGCCTTAAGTACTTCAACTTTAGGTAATGTTCATATTCAAACTATTAATAGAGATACTAATGAACAGTATGTAGCTATTTTTAGTAATGGAAATGTAAAAGTCTATGACTTAGCAGGGAATGAAAAGACTGTAAACAAACCTGATGGCACTACCTACTTAAATACATCTATTCCTAGAGATGAAATAAAAACTGTTACTATTGCTGACTATACATTTGTTGTTAATACAAGTGTAGTTGCTGCTATGGACACAACTTTATCAAGTGGCAATATTACTCAAGCAATAATATTTGTAGAGCAGGTTTCTAATGATACTGTTTACTCAGTAACAGTTGATGGAGTTACAGTAACAGATGACACGACTAGCGACTCATCTCTAAGCACTTCACAAGTTGCATCCGATTTGCAATCAGGTCTTAACTCAGGACTGTCAGGATTTACTATTGCCAGAAATGGAAGTGTTATTCATATCAAAAAAACAAATGGTAGTAATTTTTCTATTGATGGAACTGACACGCAAGGTAATACACAATTAAAAATAGTTAAAAATTCAGTACAAAGATTTACAGACCTACCTACTGTTTCTCCTAATGGATATATTGTTGAAGTAAAAGGAGATGAGAATACTAATTTTGATAATTACTATGTAAAATTTGTCACCAATAATGGAGGTACATTTGAAGAAGGGCAATGGGAAGAAACTGTAGAAGCTGGCATAGAATTTAAATTTAATTATTCCACCATGCCACATATATTAGTAAGGCAAGCTGATGGTAATTTTAGATTTGCAAGAGTAGATGGTGATACTTATACCTTATCTGGAACAGATTATACTTTACCTAAGTGGGGAGAACGCACAGCAGGAGATGACATCTCTGCTCCAGATCCTACATTTATTGGTCGTAAAATAAATAACGTATTTTTCTTTAGGAACAGATTAGGATTTCTAGCTGATGACAATGTAATCCTATCTAACGTATCTCAATTTTTTAACTTCTTTCCTGACACAGTTTTAACTATTGTTGACTCACATCCTATAGATGTAGCTGCTTCTCATACTAAAGTTGCTATCTTAAAACACGCTGTAACTATGGGAGAACAGTTAATTCTATTCTCTGAACAGACGCAGTTTGTATTGTCTAGTTCATCAGATAGTTTAACTCCTCTAACAGCTAACGTACTTGTAGCAACTGAATTTGAATCTAGCGATCAAGCACAACCAGTAGGTAGTGGATCTAGTATTTATTTTCTAACTAAGAAAGGAAGCTTTGCAGGTATCAGAGAATATATAACACAGTCAGACGTAACAATAAAAGATGCTGCAAACATTACTATTCATGTACCAAGACTAATACCAAGTAATATTTTTAAACTTGCAGTCTCTAATAATCAAGACATTTTAGTTTGCTTGGGTACTGATAATCCAAATAAATTATTTATTAATCGTTGGTTGTTTGGTCAACAAGGACAGAAAGTTTTAAATAGTTGGTTTACTTTTACTATTAATGAAAACAGGTCTATAAAGAATATTGATTTTATAGGTACAGATTTGTTTATGGTAATTGAAGAAGCCAATAAAGTTACTTTAGAAAAGCTGCCTTTTGAAACAGACTATAAAGAACCTAATGCTGAGTTTGAATATCACCTAGATCATAAAGTAACTGAAGCAACTACAGGTGTCAGCATTGCCTATAACAGTACTACTAAGAAATCTACATTTACTTTGCCTTATAGGTTAAGAGCAGATATGGATGTGGTAGGAAGATATTTAACACCAAGTGAAACCAGTACTTTTGTTGACCAGAATGGAGTAACAAAGACATTAAAACCAGCAACAATTATTCAATCAACAAACTTAACTAATGGATCTACTACAACAATAGAAGCAGATGGAGACTTTAGACTATCAAAATTTATAGTAGGAGAACCTTACGATATGCACTATAGGTTTAGTAAACAAAGGATTACTGAAACAGCACAGCAAAATAGTGCAGAGATTATTAGTTCAAGAGTACAGCTACATCATTTCTATATTAAGTTTGAGAAGAGTGGTTTCTTTCAAGTAGAAGTAACACCTGAACATAGAGATACCAGTACTCATAAATTTAGTGGTCGTTTGCTAGGTGCTGCTTCATCTCTGATAGGCCAACTTAATCTAGAGACAGGAACATTTAGAGTACCAATAATGAGTAGGGCAGATGGTGTAGATATAGATGTAAAAAATAAAACATTCTTACCTACCTTATTAGCTAGTGCAGAATTTGAAGCTATGTTTCACATGAAGAGTAGGAGAATATAATATGGGGCATTTAAGAAAATGCACATTAAAAGATATGCTATACGTAAGTGATAACATGAGAGATATGGACAGGCTTGAAGCTGTATATCAAACAAATCAAGACCCTGATTCTGCAATTAAAATGGCTTATCTATCAAGTAAAACAGTTATGGCTATTTGTGGAGACAATGATAACCCTATTGGTATCTGTGGAGTAACATATAATGGTTGTATCTATATGGTTGCAACAGAAGAATTGTTTTCAAACGACAAATATAAAATACAATTAATAAGAGAAGGTAGAAAATGGGTTGATGAATTGCTTAAATCATATAAAATTTTATACAATGTAGTATATGCTGAAAATAAAAAGGCTATGAAATGGTTAGAAACTTTAGGATTTCAATTTATAAACTATCATAAAGAATATGGAGAACATAAAAAACCGTTCTATGAATTTATGAGGATGAGCTAATGTGTTTTGTAGCATTAGGAGCAGCATTAAGTGGAGGTACACTTGCAGGATCAGCCGCAGGATTATTTGGTGCGTCTTTAGCTCTTAGTGCAGGTACACAAGTTTTAGGTGCTGTACAAAAAAATAAAGTTGCTAGACAAACTGCATCTTACGCATATCAAGCAGCAGAAAGAACGGCTTTATCTGCTGACGCTGCTATGTCTGCACAACAAGAAGCGTTAAATGCACAGTTACAAGAAAGAAGGGCTGATGCTGCACAAAAAAAATTAGCAAAAACTGTAGAAGGATTGAAAGCTAGAGGATCAGTAGCAGCAAGAGAAGGTGTTTCTGGCAGGTTGTTAAATCTTATACAAATGGATGTTGATAGACAAGTTGCAGGTATGCGTGAAAGTTTATCACAATCATTAGAATCGGCAGAAGTGCAGTATGGTAGAGATGTCTCAGCAATAATTGCACAACGAGATAGCCGTAGAAATCAAGCTACGGATATAGGAAATAGAGGATATATGGAAGCACAGCAGCAATATCAAGGCTTATTGCCAACGATAGCTAATGTAGCTTCTTCAGGTCTGTCAACTTATATGGATATAGACCCAAGCAAATCACAATTCCAGACAACTTAAATGGCAGTACCAGAAGGTTTTCAATCAGCTACAACACCGAGAGATACTTTTGTTCAACAAAGTACTGTTGCTGCTATTAACATAACTGACCCTTTAAGTCAGGTTGCTACAGCATTGGCAACTATTGAACCTAAGTTACAGAAATTTATAGTAACTAAAATTGAAGACATTAAAGAAAAAGAAGTAGCTGAAGCACAACAAAAAGGATCAGCAGCAGGAAGAATATATAGTAAGACAGAAAAACTTTTATATCCCCAGAATGTAGAGATAGACGAGACTTCAGAAGACTACGCAAAATCCTTAAATGCTCTTAAGAAAAATCAAAAAGGTATTGATGTAGAAATTACTAGAGGAAAAAGTTTATGGTATAGCAACGCATATCAAGAAGCTAAAGCTATAACTCTAGGTAAAAACTTTGCAGTAGAACTTGAATCTAACTATGACACTTATAGAGTGCCAGACAAGGTTACAGGGGAAATGAAACCGCTATCGGCATATCCTTATCAAAGTGCAGAAGTACAAGATTACATTAGTTCGTTTAGAAATAAAAATGTTGAAGCAGCTAATGTATCAGAGTTTTATTTTAATAGATCATTTTTACCACAAATAGAAAAAGGAGTAAAAAACTTTGCAAAAGAACATGACACAGATCATGCTTACTACAAATTAGAAGAATACAAAAAACAGTTAAAAGAAAACTTAGGTTTAACTTGGACTTCGTATCAAATTAAAACTGCAAAGTTTGGAGATAAAGCAGACTTTAGTGCTGAAGCAAAAGATATTAGAGAGATAGTTGAAAACGTATCAAAACTATATCAAGCAGAAGATCAAGCAAAAATTTATGACGAAGTAATTATTCCATGGATTATGGATAGAGGTTTGTTAATGGCATCTATGACAGAAATGGGAGATGAAAGGTTTGATTTAGCTAGAGACTTTATAAAAAACTATGCAAACTTGTTTCCTAGAAAAATGAAAACGGAAACAAAAATAAATAAGAAAGGAGAAGTAGTAGTCAATCCAGTTTTGAAACGTGTAGTAAATGCAAAAGGCGAAAAGATGTTTGACGAGAAAGGTAAGCCTTTATTTGAAGCAGAATATTTTGACCAGAATGTTTTACAAACTAAAAAAAATTATGAGAGTAAATTAAATACTGCACTTAAAGCTATAAACGCTTTAGAAATACAAGATCAAAAAATAGGAGGAGATAAAGATTTATTAAAAGACAGACAGACAATAAAAACTCTTTTAAGAAAAGGAAAAGATATAACAGACGAAGATAGACAAACAATAAAAGAACTTGCTTCTAAAAGTCCAAAAGCACTTACATGGTTAAAAAACAATAGAGATACTTACAACCCTAACCCACTTGCAAGTTATAACCAGTTATATGCTGATTTAAGAGGAGGTAATCTTCGTGATGATGAATTGGCTTATGTAAAAATAGAAGACTGGTATAACAGTACATTGAAATTAGATGCTGATACTGCAAAGTTTAATAAGTTAAACGACATGGTAGATACAGAAGCTAACGAAGAAAGAGTTTATGCAGCAACGGGAGCAAAAGAAGTAGTGACTTCAAAAACAATTATTTTTAATACTTTATCTGATGAAACTAAAAATGATCCTGTTTTAATGAGCAAATTAAATACTGAAGTACAAGCAATAATTCCATACATGATGGATTACGCAGAAACTAAAAAAGTATTTACAGAAGGAGAAGCACCAAGATACCCAACAAAAGAAGAAATAGATGCTGAAAAAGAAAGAAGAAGAGAAGTTATGAATATTAATTTATTAGCTATACAAAAATACGCAAGCGATCAAGATGGAATAAACATGAGTATAGATAGTTTAACTCCTGAATTTAAACAACAGGAAAAAGACATAAATAAACAAAAAATAAAAGAAGTTTTAAAAAATTTAATTAGTAAGCAAGATATTGTAGGAGATAAAAGAGCAAAACCAACATTAGAAGATTTAGAAATGGCTTATGATTATTTAGGTAAAGATGTAACTATTGAATTTTTATTAAATCAATTTTCAGGAGAAACAGAAAAAGCTAAGACAGGAGATATAGCTGCAAATGACAAAGAGAATTTAGCTAAATTATTAAATGAAGTAGAGTTGTCAGATCAAGATATAGAACAATATGGAATATTAGACTTATACGAAAATATAGGAGACAACATAACAAGGAAGTATTCAGATTTAACTGAAAGAATAAATAATTATAATTCTACGTTAGCTCGTAGAGAATTTAATCAATCAGTTGAAAGAGGAGACACTTACCCAGAAGGTAGTTTTAATGCTGACTCTAAGTTTGATGACAACTTTAATGCAGGAAATACAGGGGTAGTAACACCCCAGAACACTAACGAAAATGTAGAAGAATCAAATGTTTTAACTGAGACTCCGACTAAGACAGTAGATACCAACAAGGGCGGTAATGAAGTTAAAACAATTAATAATGTAAATTTATCTAAAATCTTTTCTGACATAATTGTGCCACCTGCAAATGCAGTAGAAGATGGAACATTACTTACTAACACAGGAGAAGTACCATTACCGATAGGAGCAGGAGACAACTTTATGAAACGATTTGATTTATATTTAAAGACTGCTTATGGATTTGATACTAATGACACTATCTATAAGGCTATGCCTAACTATATGAAGTCAAACCTGATGGGTTCTTTTCAAGATGAAACAGCACAAGAGTTAGGAACACAAGAAGAAACACCAACAGTAACAGGAGATTTCTTACCGACACAAGACTTATCTAAAGTACAGTCTGACATGACTTCAAACCTAGGTTTAAGAGATGGCAGTCTTATAGCTATGGCTTTACCTCCAAAAGGAACAGAAACAAAAGAGCAACAAGATACAAAAGTAGAAATTAGTAAAGACCAAAATAATGTAGTTCGTATGGAAACTAACTTTAAAACAATTTACGCTTTAGCTAAAGAAGTTGGTATTAAATTCCCAGAAGTGGTTGCAGCACAGTTTGGTGTGGAGTCAACGCATGGATTAAAAGTTACTGGTACAAATAATTACTTAGGTATAAAAGCAAGACCTGAAGATATAAAATCAGGTAACTTTACTGAAGTTGAAACATTTGAAGAGATAAATGGCAAGATGGTTAAACGTATGGAGAAGTTTAAAAACTTTACATCTGTAAAAGAAATGCTATTAGATTATAAGAAATATCATAATGACGATTGGTTTAATGGTTACAGCACTAGAAAAGGTACTATAAATGTAAATACTGCTGAAGAAGCAATAATACGATTAAAAGAAAATGGTTATGCAACAGACTCAGACTACGTTAAGCTAGTGACAGATGTTCTTAATGATGCTCGGAGAAATCCTCCTTTATATTAAATGTCTAACGAAATCAATACTCTCATCAGTACTTCAGGTAATGATGACCAACAAGCTAACATAGTAAATGCTGTTAATGAAGTAAACAATGAAGTCAAAGTCGGAGGAGATACTTATATTAATGAGAAAGAAACAGAAAAAGTTACAGAAGAAAAAATAATAAATCAAAAAGTAGAAGAACAAAAGCAAGAAATAGTTGAATCAAAAGTAAATCCATTAGACAAACCCGAAACAGAAGATACATCTTGGTTTGGTGGAGTCAAAAAATGGTATGACGAAAAATCAGCAGAGAACGAAAGAAAATACGCAGACTCTAAATTACAATTAGAAGAAAGTAAAAAAGCAGTACAGAAAACACTTACAGGTAAAATTGTAAGAGGGCTAATAAATGGTCGTATAGAAAGTATTAATGAGTTATATGCCTTTGGAGATGATGTTTTAGATTTAGTAATGGGAGATTTATATAATTCAAAAAGAGCAGATGATTTTGATTTAATAGGTTTTAAAGAAGGACATGATAACTATGGTTTTAAAAGTCCTATAGGTGGAGAATACTCAGAAGAAGTAGATGACGGATTATTAAGTGGTTATGGTCTAAGTAAAACAATAAGTCAATGGATTATACCAACAGGATTAGTAGCTAAAAGTTTAAAAAAATTAGGAGTAAAAAGATTTAGATATGCTATTGCAGGTGCAGTAACAGACGCAGCTTTAACAGATCCTTATGACGCTAACTTTTTTAATTTTATAGAAAAAAGATTTGATTTAGCAAATCCTATTTTAGATTTCTTAACTGCTCCTGAATCAGGGGAATCTAGTGTTGAAGACAGAATGAGAGGTAGGTTAATGTCTCTTGTTCAAGGTTTAGTAGTAGGAGAAGGAGTAATGGGTAAAGGTTTACCTGCTGCAACCAAAGTTATAAGCAAAGGAGGAAGAAGAACAGGTGCGTTTGCTAAACAACAACTAGCAAAAGCAAAAATGTTTAAAGAACTTTTTGGTATAAAAAGTATTACTGATTTAACAGGTAAAAAAGGACAAGAAGTTGTTGATTTTGTAATGGAAAAGTTTTATGAAATGAAAGCTAATCCTAAAAGAAGATCAGTCGTAATTGCAAAATTAAACGATATTATGCAAAAGAATGGAGCAGATATAAACAAAGTTGAATTAGACGAAATAGATGCAAATTTAATAATAAGTCAGGTTCAATATGAAAAGGCTTTAAAAAATAATAAAGCTATGCAAAAATATTTAACAGAAACATCAGGTGGTACAGGTAACTCATTATATGGAGTGCCTTTACAAAATTCAAAGATTACTCGAACATTTAATGCTAGAAGTTTATACAAAAACTTTTTTCAAAAAGATGGACAAATAGTTAAAAAAGGTGCGATATGGGAATACATTACTGCCAGATCAAAAGCAGTTGCAGAATTAAATAAAAAAAATGTAAGGAATGATAAAGGTTTATTTGAAAAAGCAAGGAGCCAACTACCTTTAGATGTTTATGACGCAGCAGCAGATTTTGTTGAAAAGTATGGAGCAGACGGAGAAATAGATTTACCTGCTGTAATTATTACTTTGAATGACATGATCTTGGAATCAGGTATTGTTGTTCGTGATCTTTCAATGCAGATGCACAATCAATTAAAACTGACGAAAGGAGGAATACAAAAAGGAGATGGGTACGACATATTAAAACAAGATTTATTTCATACGTTAAAATTTTACAGCGATCTTTTAAATGTTAAAGGAGGAACAAAAAGCGTTTTAGGTTCTTCTCTAAGGGTTGTAAATAAAACTTCAGGAGACTTAGTAGAAGGAGCAACAGGACAAGTTAAAGGATTAAAAAATTATCTTGAATCAAGTAATCAAGATAAGGTTTTAGCTGATATGGCTAACGCAGATGATGTAGCACTTGAAGCAATAGAAGATCCATTACAGTCATTTACCGTAGAGCAGATTATGAAAGCTGCTGATTCAGGTAATACAAAAGCTTTAATGAAACTTACTCGTCAACTACATCTTGCAGCTACAAACCCAAGAGCTATGAAGATGATCTTACAAGCACAAAAAGGTAATAATGTCATAAAAATCACTAACGAATTATTTATAAATTCAATTTTATCTAGTCCAATAACACATCAAGTCAATATGTTGTCGACTGCTTTAAATACAGCAGTACGCCCATTTATGAAAGTTGTAGGTGGTGGATTTGAGATAGGAGAAGGACTTTTAAAAAACAATGAAGGTCTTAGTTCTGAAGGTATGGCAACTGTTAAAAGAGGTTTAATGGAAATGTATTATATGTCGGTTGCAACTTTTGAATCTATGAATATGGCGGGTAAATCATTTATGAATAATGCAAATATTTTAGATGCAACAAACCAAACTGTAGACATATCAAGATTAAATCAAGTTGATGTAAGCGGAAAAGGATTTTTTATAAAAGGATTACATGGGACTTATACTTTGCCACAAAGATTTCTTATGGCAGAAGATGAATTTTTTAAGCAAGTAAATTTTAGAGCCTATGTTAAAGCAAAGATATGGGAAAGAAGTCTAGGGAAAAAATTTGCAAACAGGTCTGAATATGAAAAATATGTCAACAATCAATTTAATTCAATTATTGATGTTGTTAATAAAGAATCAATGACAGGTAAATTATCTAAGCAAAATTCAAAATTATATAAAGAAGCAAGACAGTATGCTAACGAAGCAACATTTACAGAAGATTTATTAAATGGAACTTCAGGTAAAACTGTACAAAAAATAGTAAATCAAAATCCAATACTACGTCAGATAATACCTTTTGTTAGAACACCATCTAACATAATGAAGCAGTTTGCAAAAACTACACCTGTTGGTTATCTGTTAAAAGATAACGCTTGGGCTAAACAACATCTAGCTTTTGTAAGGGAGACTGCTGAAGATTTTGCTTCTGATGATTCAGCAGTTAGAGGTATGGCAAAAGGAAGAATGATAGTTGGTAATTCTATGCTTACTATGGGAGTTTTATTTGCTAATAATCTTAATGACCCTACAGCTAAAGTTGCAATAACAGGTGGTTTACCTGCTAATAAACAAGCAAGAGAAAAATTATTAGCTACTGGATATTTACCTTATGCTTTTAGATTAAGAGCTACAGAAGAAGATATAGCCAAGTATGGAGCAGAAGGAAAAGCGTATGAAGTAATAAACCATCCTGAACACCCTGACGTTAAGTTAGTAAGAGGAGAAGATGGCAAGTTAGCTTACAGATACATTAGTTATAAGAGACTTGACCCTTACGCTATGTTCTTAAGTTCAGTAGCAGACTTATCAAGAATAGGTGGATTATTAGGAGAAGAAGGACAAATTGAAAAAGATGGTTTGTATCAAGTAATTATGTCTGCTATGTATAACAATCTTGGAGATAAGTCATACTTGCGAGGTATGACAGAACTGTTTAAAGTGATGAATAATGAATCTACTTTAAATGGTTACTTAATGAATAGAATTGCTACTTTAGCTGTACCTTTAAGTGGTTTACAAAAGAATGTTAAGACTGCAATTAACTCAGGAATGTTTGATGAAAGTAAGTCAGGCAATATCAGAATGGATAGAAAGGTTGCTAAAGGACAATTCTTAGATGAAGAAGGACAACCAGATGCAAAGTTTGCACCTTTAGTAATATTCCAAAGACTATTAAATGAAATTGCAGGTAAAACAAGTTGGGGTAATGCTGAAGCAAGACCAATGCAACATCATATTACAGGTAACTTTATGAAAACTCCTGTAGGTTTTGGAGCAGGAGAAATGAATTTAGTTACTGATGGTTGGTCACAGAAAACAATGACTAATAATGATCTAGTCTTGTCTGCTATAAATGCTCTTGGCGAAGAATATGCACCACCAACAGATGTTTTAATTCCTAAGAATGACTTTACTAATGGAATATTTTTAGATAAAACTGAAACAGCAAACTTAATAAGTGCAACTGCTTTTGTTTCTTTGTATTACAACGGAAAAAGACAAAGAATGTATGACGCTATGAAACAAGTTTTAGAAAGTCGTTTTGGACAAATATCTTTAAATAAAATTAGTAATTTAAAAGAAATGAAAGGGGAAATTAGTGCAAAAGATAGAGCAGAAATGGCAAGAATAACAGGTAATGATTTTTATTTAACAGCAGATTTTAATGACAGAATGAGAGTTGATTTAATAGATAAAGCAAGAAAAGATTTAAGTGAGATTTTAGGAAAAATACATACTTATTACAAAAAAGGAGCTAAAAAAGCATTTATAACAGGCGAAGGATTACCAAAAGGTATAGACCCTTTAAGTAAAGAAAAGAAAAAACAATATGAAGATTACAACAGAAAGCTATTATTATGGGAAGGAGGTGAACAAAAAATGAACACTACTGAAATGCTTAAAGGTTTTATTAATTATTAACTATGGCAACTAACACCACTAATACGTTTACTAACCATACAGGAAACGGAACAGAAGTTAACTATTCAATTAGTTTTGAGTACATTACTACTTCTGAAATAGTTGTAACAGTTGCAGGAGTTACTAAAACATTAGGTACTCACTATACAGTTAGCGGATCAACAGTTACTTTTACTGTTGGTAATGTTCCTGCTAATAGTGCAGCAATTAAGTTTCAAAGAAATACAAATATAAGTACAAAAGCTATTGACTTTCAAGATGGAAGTGTTCTTACAGAAGCAGATTTAGATAGCAATACTAACCAAGTATTGTTTGCTCAACAAGAGATTATTGATAAATTAGCAGGTATAGAAGAAGGAGCTACAGGAGATCAGACAAATGCAGAAATTAGAACTTTAGTCGAGAGTGCAAGTGATAGTAATGTCTTTACAGACGCAGATCATACTAAATTAAATGCAATAGAAGCTTCTGCTACAGCAGACCAAACAGCAGCAGAGATTAGAACACTTGTTGAAAGTGCTAGTGATAGCAACGTGTTTACTGATGCTGACCATACTAAATTAAATGGTATAGAAGCTAGTGCAACTGCTGACCAAACTAATGCTGAGATAAGAACAGCAGTAGAAGCTGCTTCAGATTCTAATGTCTTTACAGATGCAGACCATACAAAATTAGGTAATGCT